CCGATTTTTGCTCGTCACTAGCCATAGTATGTTTAATGCATTCTCAGCGAAGGAAACATCGTATGCGCTTTGAGAACATATTGCCGAAATTTGGCGTCATCAATTTGCAAAGTCGGGATGTGTGCGCCAATGAACAATAAGCAAAGTGTTGTGTTTTTCATGCCCGACATGCTACGCCAGAACCGTCACTTTGTCAGCTTTGCCGTCTGCTTGTCCACGTCTCGCCGGTATTCCCGCATTATCTGAAACCAGGAGACGACATCCTCGATGGGAAGATTGTCCAGATGATCCGGGCTCATCCCCTCGTGGACCATCGCACCCAGCGCGCTCATTGTAAGGACGGTGATTCTTCCTTTTCCGTCTCGACCGTCTGCACCTTCGCTAAAGGGACGAGGCATTTCCCCGCCTCCCCTTGCAGCGCCAGCACGTCGTCAAAATCCATGTCTTCAATCGATTCCATGGTGACGCGCTTCCCGTCGATGAGCGAGAGTTGAGCGATCAGGCTGAAAAGAATGCGAAATTGATCCGCGCCTGGACCGGCCGCCATCAATGCCTTGCGGAGGTCGCGCCCTTTGCCGCGCAAGAAGATTACGTGCTTGCCGCTGGGAAGATCAAACTCGCGACGAATGTTCTCAGGTAAAGGCTTGGTTTCTGCGGCTCCAGGGATCGGAGCCATAAGAGTGGGTGTCATGATTTCTCCTGGTGCGATTGTTTCGCTGCCGGGTTAAGGCTGAACGGATTACGTTCAGCCGTGAAGGTTAGCCGCCGATTGCCGCCCTGTAGAGTGCGAGCTGGTCGACTCCTCCAACTAAATACTGATTCGACATTGCGTCATAGAGATAAATCTGCACTCCTGCCACGTACAGTTCGCAGTGATAGACAGCAAAGACGGAGGTGAACTCGACCAGTTCTTGTGCTTTGAAGTCGATGTCACCGACGTCCTTCGGAAGTCCCGTGAAGTTGTAGATCACCGGGGCTTCGGAAATTTCCCCGCCCGCCGTGATGGTCTGAAGGTCTCCCATGCAGCTCACGAGGGCGAGCTGGCTGGACAGCGAGACGGCAGAGAGAACGGCTGGTTCAAAGCTGCTCCATTTAATCGTCGACTCCAACTTATCCCACCCGGTTGGTATCTCGACGCGCCCGGCCATCCCCAGACCCTTGTAGTCTGTCATCATGCGCTTCGGCTGTGGGATCTTTACCTCAGCCGCGCGCCCAAGGAAGTCCTGACCATTCAGATATACGTTTACGTTCCATAACGTGTTAACGACAAGCTGTCCCATGAGCCACCTCTCTGTTTGTTTCTCCCCTGTGGCACGATGAACACAGGGTCATGCCGTTACTCAGGTCATAGCGGAGTTCCGGAAATTGTTTTACTGATTTTTTGTGATGAGCGTGCTCTGACTTGCCGGACAAGTTGCGCCTGCCGCATTTCTGGCAGGTATGATTATCGCGATCCTTGACCTGCCGAGCCCAGCGGTTATCGCCTTGCGTCTGCCTTGATTGTCCGTGCGTGGTCCTCGCCTTACGGATTCTCTCTGGCTTAGTGCAACCACAGCTTTGCGATACTCCGGTCCTTAGACTTCTTCCCTCGACAACCCTCACCGTTCCGCAGTCACAGACGCAGAGCCATCGCCTGCTCTGTCCCCTCTGACCGGGAGGACAAATACTGAGGACAGTCCATGAGCCATACCGGCCGCTCATCCCTATCGTTCTATCGGGAACAAATTTCAACCTTGGCTCCTTAGGCGGTCGGTAGAACTTGATTCGCGTTACTGTTGCTGGAGACAGTCGGACCGAGGTTAGAAAGCAAGCTCGTATCGACTGCGAAGTTGTAGATGATCTGCTCTGCCGGCGGCGGCGGCATGACGTTGACCCTGAACACGATCTGCCCATTCGCCAGACTCGTGGAAGGGTTGTCGGCCGGGTTGTAGCTGACCGAGCTGCCGGCGACGAGTGCTCCCTTCTGCACCAGGCTGCGAAGGAAGGCGTTGACCGAGGTCAGGATGCTGTTGATCAGGCCATTGGTGATCGGCTGATCGGCAAACTGCAACGAGGCATACTGGATGCTTTGCTCGATCACGTCCAAAGTGCGCCGGATGCAGATGAAGGTCGTCGGGCCGGAGCTACCCGGAAAGCTTGATGCGCGGTTTCCCCATACTCGATAACCGGTTCCGAAGGCATTGAAGATGGTCACGATTCCCGCAGCGTTCAGATTGTTGGTGTCGCTATTCGGGTCGAAGGCCGACATGTAGATATTCATATCGGGTCCGAGTACGCCGACGATCGGCGTATTCGACGGCGAGAACCAGAATCCATTCGACAAGTCCTTGGCTGCCGTTGCCCCGGCGTCCCATTGGCTCTTGGGACTCTCAACCGTGGCGTTGGCGTAAGTGTAGCCAACCACGCCCTGCGGGCTTACCGTGACGCCCGTGGGCACGATGCCGAGGTCGGTGATGAGCAGTTGCGGATAGCACAACACCAGGCGGTCGCTTGCCTGATTGAAGGCATTTCCGCTCGTGCCGCGGTTGGCGATCGCGGTTGCCACCGGAGTTTGTGCTGGAGCATCCGTGAAAGCAATCGCGCGGATCTTGTTGGCCATGGCCAGTAACGCGGCGCTGGTTACCTCGTCGGTGAACCCCGGCGTGATCAGCAGCTTGGCAAACAAGCCCATCGTTTGGAAGGTTCCCTGAAGCGCCTGAATTCCGGTGTAGGTGCTGCCGGAGACGGTTCCCACGATGTCGGTTGCCACGACCTTGGACGGGTCGCAGTAGGCTCCAGATACTTTCAGAGCCTCGCTCGACGTGATCGTAGTGCCCGCTTTGGTGTAGAGCAGGCCGTTGACGTAATCGATGGTGTAGTCGGTGCCTTCGACGTAGGTCGTGGTTCCGGCGGCGTTTTTCACCACCACGGTAGATTCTGCGATTGTGTAATTCGGCAGCCCGGGCCCGACTAGGCCCATGTGTCCGAGAGAGACCGGCGGCCCAACCGATGCCGGCGCGGTTATGGCTTCGCTCGTGAATGTCGTCTGGTGTGTGTTTGGATTGAACACGTCGACGACGATGACCGCGCCCGCGCCCTGGTCTTGAATTGCGTCGAGCGCATACGGGATGGTATAGCCCTGAACGAGCTGACCAAACACTGACGCCTGCGAAGGCGTTGCGACGAGCGTTGGCTTGTTGATGCCGGGACCGGAGCCAACCGGAGCCAGCCATTGCGGCGCCGAGCCGATCAGCCCGATGACTGCCGAGTTGACCACCTGCACCGTGACGCCGTTGCTCGTTACCTCTGTGACGGTGATGCCGTGAAAGAATGCCATTGGGTTGCTCCTTATCCGTTCTCCGGTGAGGTTTCTCCGGGAGTCACGATAATCTGATCCCCGGAAGGCTCGACGTTGAAAGTAGCCTGTGCCAGGTTGGCCAGCGCCAAGGCTGGAAGTAATTTCGGTCGAATCGTCAGCACGTTGTAAGTCAGGTCATGCAGCCAGACTCGGCCTTGTGGATCTTGCTCGGAAAAGCGCTCTTCGGTGAAATAGGCATTGCGACATCCCGCCGGCTGGAAGCCTGAGAGCGCAGCCTCGATCGCATCGATCAGCGCGTAGACCGATCCGGCCCCTTCCAGAGCCCATGCCGACTTTCGCGCCTCGACGTGCAGGACATATTGAAGCGTGCGCTCCTGGACCATCGCCGAGGTCGCTACCGGCTTGCTCAGGCTCGTGCTCTTGTAGCTGATCAGCACGAACGCGACGGCTGTTGACTTCCACCAGGTATCAAGATCGAACTTCGGGAAGACATAAATTGGAATTGCGAGTGCCGGCGAGGCTGAAGCAAAGAATGCGGTGAGCTGGGCAGCAATCTGATTCTGGATCGCGTCGACCGTAAGAGAGGCAGCAGGACTGATCGTCCGTCCACTCCAGGCGGTTGGGTCGATGATCGTTGGCAGATGGCCGTAAGTCGGATCAGGCACGCTACACTCCCAGCTTTTCGCTCAGCTTGTTGGCCTTGGCCGCGGCCTCGTTTGCAATCGCCTCGTGCTCTTTGGCGCCCTTCGGAAGTCCCTGACGATAGGAACTGGCGGCATTGCGAAAGTGATCTTCAGCCATGCCGTGAGCGGATGAGGCTTGCAGATGCTTTGCCTTGTCCTCGACGGTCAGGGTACGATTTTGACCGTCGCAGTAACCGTAGGCCAGCTCGTTGTGTTTTCGCGCCTTGGCACCATGGTGAAGCGAATGCGCGATTGCGAGGTGCATCTGCTCTTCGTGCGCCCCGGTGTCGCGCTTAGCCAGCATGCCCACGGTGTTGCACTCAGCGCACATACAATCCGGCGCGTGCGAATAGATCAGTCCGTTTCTCATTTCTTCACCTCGAATGCGGCAACACGATTTCAATGCCGAAATTCTGTTTGCTCTGGCGCTGTGGATAGGAGCCGGTAATCACCAGTGTC